ATCTCTGCAAAATCAATGTGACAAGCCTTTTGAGTCTCTTGCCACGATTTTAAGCTCAGGTCTGGCATAGCCATTGAGAAGGAGGTCTGTGATGGCCCAAACTAAAGCGTCGAGTCTGTCTGGGGAACCAATAGAACCGAGGGGTTCCCAGGTTCTCATTTGCGTTTCCAACTCATTCAGATTAGCACCATCCGAGGGATTTCTTACATGCCAAACCAGACCACGTTCATAAAGGGCACTTACGGGTTCTGCTCTTGCGAACTTACCTCTTGAGGCTCTTACAGCACGATAGGGAACTGTTTCATCTTCACCAAAGAGAGTATGCCTAACCATGTCCCCACCTTGGTTGACTTCCGCCACAATCCTGTCTGCTTCAAACCTGTGGAAGAGTTCGATGGCTTTGGAGGCCCAACCTTGAGGAGAGAGCTTGGCTGTGTAATCACCCAAGACGTAGGCATTACGATCAACACCAAGCCCTGCTACAACAATACCCGTCATATCGGATTCTTTGTTAGCTGTTACAGCAGGGTCAAGAGCAACAACAATCCTTACAAGCTCTGGGACATCTTCCCTAGAGATCTGTTGTTTATCCAGGACATCGTGTGTCCAGAGGGCACCTTCTGCTTCTTCAAGGACTTTAGCGTAAAGTTCCTGTTCACCAAGCCTTGTGCCTTCATAAAGATCCTTGACAGCCTTCAGGTACGTAGAAGCAAGGTTATCGGCATTATCGAAGGTAGAACCACTTGTTACTACAGTCTTGGGGTCTTTGAGGATCTGTCGTACCAGCTTGGTAGGCTTGGGAGTGGTCGTTACCATGACCCTGGGGTGTTTACCAAGACGCAGGGTAAACTGAAGCATGTCCCAAGTGTCAATGTCCTTATTCCATGCAGCAAGTTCATCACACCAAGCATACTGGAACTGGGGACCACGAAGACGTTCAGGTTCTTCTGCTGAGTAGAACTCGACTTTAGCCCCATTAGCCCAAGTCAGTGTCCTTTTGGTGGGAGACCATTCTGGAACTCCTAACTTGGCTCCACGAACGGTTTTGTCACCTTTCCAGCAAACATTAAGGAAACCACTCTCACCTTTGACCATAACACGTTCAATATCGGAGTTGGTAGCAGCTACAGCAGCGACCCTCTTGGCTCCACCCTTCACGAGACCTCTAACCCATTCAACACCAGCCCTGGTCTTACCAAACCCTCGACCAGCATTGATAAACCAAGTGTTCCAGTCTCCTTTTGGGGCCAATTGGGGTTCTCTGGCCCAGAACTCCCAAGAATGAGATATTTCATCAAGCTGCTCTTTGGAGAGTTCAGAGAGTGCCTGCTCTATATCTTCCTTGGGAAGTTCTTTCAGTTCACTGGAATGGAGCATTGTCGGGTAGGCGCTTGTGTTTTATGACTTATAGACCATAAGTACTACTAAGTGATGTCGAAATCGTCATCAATCGGGGCAATACTTGCAAGATACTTCTTGTGTGAAGTGTATGCTTTTACCAAGTGATCTTTGAGATTGTCCTCGATCTGGTCCCTGATCTGGGCAGGAGTGAGGTTAGTATTCCACTTCCAGTTCAAGGCATCGGTCAATTCCTGAACCTTGTTATCGGGTACATTGAGGGTCAGATTGAGGACAGCCATTAGAGCGTACCCCAAAGTTCAATGAGGAGCTTGCCAGCAGTGTAGGTGGCTTCAGTGACCGTACCAGCAGTGAGATAGAGGTACTGACCAGCAGCAGGGAGAGCAGTGAAGGTTACAACAGAACCAAGAGTGGCATCTCCAGCATCCACCAAGGCAGTCTCAGTAAGATCACCAATGGCACCATTCTCAACACCAGTACCTTCGGTTGCTGAGTAGACGTTAATATCAGGATCACCACCAGTGGGAGCCTCGAAGCAGGTCATACGACCAGCAATGATGCTTCCGCTATAATCCGGGTCAATACGACCGATATGGGCAACCTCAGAGGAACCATTAACACCAATGATGTCACCAATGGTGGTTGGGCACTCAAGACCAGTCAGATCAATGAAGATCTCGGTTTTAGCCATGTTACCAACGCGAGTAACAGAAGCCCTGTAAACCGTACCAGTACCACCAGTGATACCAGCTCCAGCCTCAAGGGCATCCAGAATTTGGAAGTCACGTTCGGCCCTTCCGTAGCCAACTTTGCGAATAGGCATGATATATTCCTTCTTATCTTCGCTTAGGGTTTAACCAATAGTGCTAGGACTATGAGTATTGCAATGAAGACGATAACTTCCATAGTTTATCACTCTTTGACAAAGGTGCGAGGAATCGAACCTCGTCCTTCAGTTTTGGAGACTGACATGCGACCATTACACCACACCCTCGTAGAGTATGGTTCACCAACGGACATCCATGTCAGAAACATAGGTCATTCGTCTTCGTCTACTTCTTTACCGAGCTTTCTCATGAGAGTTTTCAAAGCAGCATTCTGCTCATCAGCACTCTCAACTTCAGAAACCTCGACTTGTTCAGTGGTCTTCCAACCAGCCTTAGCCCTGAGAGCCAGTTCAAGAATCCTGTCGGAACCTTCCTCAATTCTACGCATTGCGATGTCACCAAGGTTTTCCTGGAAGATAGCACGCTCTTCAGAAATAACATTGCCATAAAGCTTGTAGAAAGTGGAAGTGGACTGCGGACCGTCCTTCATTCCCTTAATCTCTTCAAAGATCACAGTCATATTGACACCAGACCGCATGAGCTTTCTGATGCGCTTCTCAATCACTGCTGAAAAGGGGATTTTGTCGTATCCGGCCATAGTGTCCTCTGTCCTCGGACTAACGGAATAAGAGTTAACCGGCAATTAGCGAGTCCACGTCTCTCAGAGTTATACTGTGGGGAGGTTCGACCGTAATTGCCGGTGTTGTATAGAACATAGTTTAAATAGGCTTAAATTTCAAGGGGGGTTGACAGAATTATTTTCGTGGTAGCCGTTGTCATACTCCCAATTCCACCGAGCATACTTGGCTTCATCGTAATCTGCTACCTTATCCAAGATCTTACCTTCTGCCATTGCATAATAAAAACCTGTGTAGGTGTCCAAAATAACTCCCCAAGTGCTTGTCTTCAGGAATCTCTCGTAATTGTCTTTTCTCTTCCGTGGTGCTCTGTTCCTGGAGTTCTCTGAGGGGGTTACAACACGGAGGTTTTCCCAACGGTTATCCACACGATCATGGTTGATATGGTCCATGATACAGCCTTCGGGAACGTTGGTTCCGGTTTGCAGGAAGTAAATAAGCCTGTGCAGAAGCGTGGATACAGATTTCTTATTCATACCATCGTAGAGGGTTGTAGCCAAGTACCCTTCTGGTGTCAAAGTCCCTACTTTCTGATCCTTGAACCTACCCCTTTTATGAATCAGGTCTCCGGTGGAGGGGTTGTACTCAAACCGTCTTTTCAGATCTTCCAAAGTGATGCCCTTGAAGGTTTCCACTGTTTTTCTCCTTTTTGGTTCTAATTTGAAGTACATAGGACCAAAATTGGAGATTTCAAGAGGCATTTAGTATTTTTTGTTTATTTCCCCTAGTGAATCGACCTGTTCGTGCAACCTCTATTGGTTGCATATTTGAAATGCAACCTTATCAGGTTGCTTGGTTACAAGAAAGAAGAGGTTACAAAAAACAAAAGGTGGTTCCGCTTTAAAGCTCAAAGCAGAATCTGCCTTAATTCTGAATCAAGTCAATCGAGAGATTCATGATTTTCATTAACTAATTGATTTTTAATTACTAATGAAATGTTACTATAGTAATACCTAGTTTACATAGATCTAAAAGTCAAGACCCAGGTCGATCACAAAATGTTACAGACCCCTTAAGTCTTTGTAAAACCACAAAAGAAAGTTCCGCTCGAACCCTTGACAGGTTTCCCTCTTCTTGTAACGGAACCGTGAGGTATGTTTCATTGGGAGGGTGGGGTATTAATTCGCTTGTCAAAATAATTACTTCACTCGTTAAGGGTCAATTTGAAATTTTTGTTTTGGATTCCGAGGTGTGTATGCCCCAGCGCTAAGTAATCTCCGAATAACTACGAGGGGCCCCATTATATACTTAGTTTATCTAAGTAATTATACTACATGCGGGGTATATCCAGGGTATAATACACCAGAATAAATTGAATAATATCAAGAGGATATACTGGATGCTTAACACCCCCGACTCCCTTCGATATACTACACACGTCATATATCGACTGAATAAATTCAGTGAATAAAATAATAAACCACTGGAATACCTGGACTATAACCAAGGCCCATAGGGTAATATACCGCACGGATATACCCACAATGAAATACTGTTACAATATAACAAAAGTAAACCCCCGCAAAATAGCAGGGGTTGAATACTTCACTTGTTTATGGGTAGTGTGTTTATTCTTTACCAGTAATCACCAAGTAAAGGCCAGACGACACAAGCGCACCGGCCATAGCGTTAGGCATAGCCTGAGTCCATGCATAGGCTATACCAAACACCATACCAAACAATAGCAGAGCCTTGCTATAGGCACATAGTATATGCATGTCACTTCCACTCATTGCCGTATACATCACTAGGCCAATAGTGCTCTTGACTGTTGTCAATAGTGCCATTGATTATTGCGTCAACCTGCTCCCATGACATACCGCTAAGATCTGCAATGGTGCCAATGGTGGAGTCAATATAGGCGTTGTA